TGCACCCCTGGGATTCCCGTGTCCCTTCCGTGGAGGTGCAGGGGCTGGTGCTGTCATCCGCTGGAGCCTATGGCGGGAGCATGTTGGCACTTGCTGGGCGGCATCACCGTGGGAGGACCCCACATACTGCGCAGTGCGGGGGTCGCACAGCGCATCACACCACTGAAGTCCCAGTGGATTGAGAATTGGGCCGCTGGTGTGCGACAGCACTCCCCCACACGTTGCCCGTTGGGGTGGCTAAGGCCAAGAGGGCAACTCACGTCTGGCCCCCGTTAGGGGCCCTCTGCCGTGGTGGTCGGTATCGCTCGTGCTCCCACCCTGGACGGATTGCCTCGATCTGTCCGTGTATTTAGAGGCCCTCTGTTACTGCCAGCTGGCAGAGGCTAAACAACCAGCAGGACGGGGTGGTGACCTACACCCCACCCATAACTTAATGACAGACACGATTTACAGTATGGGTGGCGCCAATCGCCAGGCCGGTCCCCTGCAAACAGACCCCGACACAGCCTCGATTTGGGAATTCGAGGAAGCACCAACGGTTACGGTGCGGCTGCCAGGCGACGAGGCCAACGTCGCCGCCCTTGCCGAGTGGCTGAACACTCTGGCAGCACCGGCCTACGGGCCCCCCGCGGTGGAGGAGAGTTGGGAGACGGCTTCCCAGATTAGCCTGGAGTTCCAGGACCATAGAAGGACCGCTCATGGTGGCTTTATGGCCCAGGACCATCCAGAGGTCCGGCTCCCCCCTCGTCCGCCGACGAAGAAAGAACGCGCTGTGCGATTTGCGCCGCCAGCGCCCAAGACAAGTAGTTGCTGTCTTGGTTTGAGACTACGCAAGCGGGGGCGTCTAACTAACGCCCTTGAGCGAGCGATGAAGCTCAGCATCGGCCGGTGGTCAGACCTCGCCGATACTGCGCTGAGTCCCGCTCACGCTTGGCTCTCCGGTTATGGGGCCGGGAGCTTGTCGAAAATGTCCCCGGGAGAGGACATAATTGGCATCGTCAAAGAGGATGGGAAGGTCGAAAAGCGCAACGCCTTCCCCACGGTGTGGGTTCCCTTCAGCACTGGGGGGAACGGAGGAAATGAGGGCGACGTGCGTGCCCTTCAAATCTGCCCCGAGCTCGTGGCCGAGCTTACCAAGCGACGGATGTTCAGGTCCGTCACTAGTGTGTTACTTGGTAGCATGCGAGGCCGAGCTGTCATGTGGGCTGATGAGAAGGGTGTCGGTGCCATGGATCTGGTCAGGATTATGCCTGGCTCCGTGGCCCTTGCTATGCTCCCCATGCCCGACGAGGTCACTGCACTGGGCGCGCTTCGCGGCGCAGCTGGTGTTTGGTCCGCCGGTGTCTTGGGTGCGCTGGAGCAAGGTCGGCTCACGTCGGCACCTCCCCTCCCCCTGGGCAATTTTCTTAGGGGCCCATTGTCGTGGCTATTTGCCCGCCGCGACACCCGTGTACTCGCGCCGGGGGTCGACACCCTCACTCTCTCCGCATAGGACAGCCATGGTTTTGGCGCTGCTTATTGCTGCGGCTCCGTCCGGGACATTTCGTTCCGGATCAAGGAGAACGGCTGTAGGCTGGAGCGGCCAGAATTCTTGGCTGACCTGTGCAGTCCAAGCAGGCGAACAATGTATAGACTCTGGACCCCGAGCCTGCCGGGAGTCTGGAGACCCCAGGTGCACGAGAACTGTGCCCACAACCTGGTGCGTGGATTGGAGCTACGCACCCTAGGGAGGACGCCTGGTCCAACACCAGAGGGTATTAACGGCTTCCGCCGGTCAATGCGCGAGATAACCTCTGTTATGTTGGGGCGTGTTGGATGCATCCAACCGTCCTCCATTAGCGAAGTGGTGGAGAGCTACCGTGGCAATCGTAGATTGTATGCTCGGTACACGGAGGCGTTTGACTCTCTCATGGCTGACGGGTATGCCACCCCGAGGGACGCCAGGGTCAAAGCCTTCGTCAAGGGGGAGAAGTTGGCTAAGTACAAGGTGTTTAAACCCCGGGTGATCATGGGCAGGGATCCTCGGTACAACCTTGAGCTTGCCAGCTACCTCCGGCCGATAGAGCATGCCTTCTACGCCCAGTTTCGCGGCTGGGGCAGGCAGTTCTACACCAAAACGAGGTTGGTGGGCAAGGGGCTCGACCCTCGCCGAAGAGCGGAGCTCATCAAGAGGAAGATGATGAGTTGCGCCGAGATGGTGGCGATGGAGATAGATGGGAAGTCCTTCGAGAGTCATTTCAGTCGGCCCATCTTGGTGGCGGAACACAGCGTGTACCGGAAGCTCAGCCCCTCTGGACGCCTCGCTCAACTGTTGGACATGCAGCTTGAGTTCGATGGGCGTGGGGGGGACGTGAGGTTCCATGCTGTGGGGGTGCGAGCATCGGGCGACTACAACACAGGCTTGGGTAACACGCTTGTGATGTGTGGTCTGGTGCTCATGGTCGCGAGGATGGTCAAGACCAAGTTCGATTTTCTTGCGGACGGTGACAATGCCATAATATTTGTCAACCGTAAAGACATCGGGCTTTGGACCTCGCAGATCAACCCCATCTGCATCCAAGCTGGGTTTGAGATGGCGCTCGAGCCCCCGGTCCTCCGTTTGGAGGAAGTACCTTTCGGACAGTCGAAGCCCTTGCACGTGGAGGGCGTTGGCTGGACCATGGTTAGAAATCCCATGAAGGTACTCTCGCATGCAGGGTGCGGTTATCAACACTACAAGGACCTCGTTGGGGGGGCCCGGGTGTTGAAATCCGTTGCGTATTGCGAGGCGGTTTTAAGTAGAGGAGTGCCCATCCTGTCGAAGTTCGCTGCTGTCTTGCTCGAGTTGACTCGGAAGGCAAAGTTCTCACGAGCTGAGCTAACCGATTTCGAGTATAAGGCGGTCCTTGCCAAAGGGATTGACTGGGAGAAGGCGCGCGCGGTGCCGGTCGCCACTTCTACCAGACTAGGGTTTGAAACGTCCTGGGGGATTACAGTGGAGCAACAACTGGAGATGGAGGCCCAGCTCACCCTTCCTGAGCTGCCTTCGGAGTGGTGCCCTAGTCGGTACGACCCCGAAGTACCCAATGCCGAAACAGACAAGTACCTTCGGTATTTTGGGTGCCTCTGATGATTCCACTTGTTGCCATTTGAAGCGGGAGGAGGGAACGACCCTCAGGAACTTGTACCCCTTGGGTGGGGGTAAGGCCTCTGCGAGAAGTGGAGAAAGGTCAGCGTGCCAACTACATGGTTGTATTAGACGCATGGACCACACTTCCTTAGGCCCGGCCGAGTAGCGCGAAGGGTGCGCGTTCGTGTGCCGCTCCTTGGAGCGGGCTAGTGGTAACCTGCGGGGTCTGGGGTACTCTTACGGAAGGCGAGGCTGCTTGCAGTCGTAGCGCTGTGTACGTCGGGGGCGTGACCAACCGCCATCATCGGTTCGACACGGGAACCAACACAGGTGTAGGGCACGTGCGGCAGTTGTTAGTAGCACTGCCTAGACGCGCACGCATTCGGTCGTTTGCGTGTGGGTTTAGCGAGGCCCAACAACGTAGTTAGCTACGTTCGACAGACCGGCTTGAGGAGTACTCTGAGCTTGGGGCGTTAATGTCACCTGGAGTTGGTAGAGCTATGGTGATGGTGCACGTTAGCCTGGGACCGTGGGAGCCATTGGTTCTCCACACGTTCGTGGTTTATACTTGCGTAGCACGAAAGGGCGGGGTACGAGGGTTTTCGCAAGCTGGGTCCCACCCTGGGGGCAACGGTTTCTGTGGCGAACCGTAATCCTCACCGGTTCTCCATTGTGGGCGGTGGCCAGCACGGGGCCGCCGTGTGTTGTCTGGTGGGCTATCCAGACCGGTGTCTTGGTGCGGCACCTCGAACGTGTCCTTGTCACAGGCAGTGGCCCCGCAATGGGAAAGCGGGTTACGTAGAACCACCTTTTGGGCGTTCCAGTCGCGCCCCCACCACGTAAATAGAGCCTTGGCTCGGGTCTGTGGTGGACCGAAGCAACTCCTTCATGCCTTTGGG